ATAATTACCTGTTCGCGGTGGCTGAAGTAGTGGCCGATCAATAACAGCATGGCATGTTTGATCGCCTGCGGTACGCTGCCGGCACTACCGTAACCACAAACAAAACGAACCGTTGCCGCTGCCTGCTGGGTGCGGGTGGCCGGCCATACTTGCCCGTGATTCGGCCGGATCGTGCCAGGTTCTTTTGCTGTCGATACTCCGTAACTGCTGCTGCTAAACGTCTGGGCATCGCCTGCGGTATCGGTATAGCTAACGCTCGTAACGCTCTGCAGGCTGCCAAATGGAAGCGCTAAGGTTTCCTGGCCAGCCGGCAGCGCGTCTAGCTCCACGTCATAAGTCGCTGTGACTAGCTGCCGATGTGTTTCGGCTTCTACCCTGGCCCGTGTTACTTCAACCAGGGAGCTCAGGTATTGGTCATAATAAGAATCGTCTAGCGCCAGGTGCCGCCGTACTTCGCTAACCTGGATAGGCTCAGCTGTTGGCGCCGTTACTTCTGTGACGCCGTAGCCGGTTGCTGTGTGGCTCATTTTTTCGGCTTCCTGCTGGCGGTCTTCTTTTTGGGTGCTGTACGTATTGCGCGTAGTGGCGGAGCAACCGTAGCCGCTTCCGGCGCGATTGCTTCCGCCATCTTACGCTCGATAAACCTAACGGCTTCACCGTGGGGCAGCTCGATGATTTCGCCCACGCTGTGGTGGAAACCGTGCCCCACAATGGCCGTCAGTAGTCTAACTTTCAAAGTGTTCATCATCGTCTACGCTTGGATCAGGTGCTTAATTGCGGATGAATTAAGTACCTTGCTATCAAAGCGAGAAAAGCCAACAAAACCAGTTTGGTCATTGTCGCGGTAGCGTTCTTCTAATCGGAACATCCGAATAGGTCCGGCATCTCTGATAATGAACCGTGAAAAATCGCCAATCAGGACGGTTTTTTCTGCAGTAGCTACGCTGCTTTGCATATCCTGGTTGATCGTGATGGGATAACCAAGCAGGCGGTCAGGCTCACCAACAGACATACCTTCTTGCCACAGGTAATGATTGTTGTCGTCTTTCAGCTTACGCAGGGCCAGCAAGATATTATCGTGTATCATCCAGCCAAAGCTGGTGGAGTTACGATATGCCGGGTCTACGCTATGGAGCAGGTCGAAAAGCTCATCCGCTGCAATGGCCGTGGCCGATGCTGCGGTTTTACCGAGGCCTGAGCCAACTACCACGCCCTGCGGTTCAGAACTGCCGGATCCGGTTGTCGAGTACTGCGCGCCGATGCGGCCGATACGCTCGCCTAACATCGCGCCAACTTCGGCACCAAGATCAAAAAAGCTATCTTGCAACAGTTCCGCCGAAACAAGAATCGACTTGCTTGTCAGCTTATAGGCGTTCAGCGTCTTGACGCCAAAGGTTGCTGCCTGCTCACTAATGGCAGCATTTTCTGCCAATAGTGCGCCCTTGTTGCCGGTGTCGTCGCTTGTTGGCCAGGGTACATCATTGCCGGTCGCGGTACGAATAACACGTGCCACGGATCGCGGACCACCAAAGGCCAGCAGGCTTTTTTCTAACTCATTAGAAAATCCTTCTGGTACCAGATAACCGCCGGCACTGTCAGTGCCTACGCTCTGGGCTCTGAACTCTTTACCAAAACCGTCGTGGGTCAGGCCAGGAGCTTTCTTTGCCAGGCGTACGTCCAGGAAATTACTCTTGGGATCTAAGCCAATACGCTGGGCGGCTTCGGTGTGCTTATCTTCCAGGCCAAAACCGTTTTGCTGACGTGCCCAGGCTGCAAATGCCAGGCTACGCGTTTCGTCGGTAATCTCTGGGCGGGTTTCTGCCGTCCGCTGCCGCTTCTGCTGAAACGTCTGTTGGTCTTTAGCCGCTTCAATCTCGGCCGTGCGGGCTGCAACGTCTGCTGCCTGCTTGGCTGCTGCCAGTTCTGCCTGGTTGGCATCATAGGCACCATTGAGTTCTTCCCATTTGGCGCGGTCTTCTTCGTTCCAGTCCGCTTGTGTCTCGGCGTGCGTTTTGATCTGTGCCGCCAGCTGCTGCCGTTGCTCTTGTAGTTCTTTGAAATTGTCCATTGCTGTAACCTCTCCATAGGTTGGCCAGCAGATGGGGAGCGCAATAGAAAAGCGCGGCAGGTGCTGGCAATTACAAAATAAGTAATTGTCTGCAGCTACCGCGCTATAGCGTTTCGCTAAAGACTTCTGGTTAGTTCGTTCGTTTTTATTGTGTCCGGTTACGTATCGTTTTCAAGGGCAATCAATCTTGCCCGAACAGTGATTGCCTGTTGCTGCTGCTCGAATTGCTCAAAGGCGATGCGGGCTTCTTCTATGCCATCAATAGCCCGCAGGCCGGTTGTGGTTGCATCGTAGGCCGGATAGGTAACAGGGCCAGCGTCGAAAAGGTCAACACCGGTTATTTCTCTCACTGTTATCTTCCCCTCTTTGCGAATCTCGCTGCCGCCAGCGCTAACGCTAAAAGCAAAGCTACTGCCCGTCACGTCGCCGCGCTCAATACTGGTTGCCACGTCGCGGCCGATCTGGGTATCGGGAACATCTATTTCGTATCGTAGGCCGGTGGCGTCTTCTGCTAACCGCATGGTACCGGACTTGGTACGGCCGAGAATCTGCGAGGGTTCATGGTTGAAAAGGCCGCGCACGTCATCCGATTCGTCTATGGCTCTGGTAAACGCACCAGGCTGGATACGTTCCACATGCCCGCTGTATAGTTCGTATTCTGTGCCTGGTTCGCTGTCGCGGTAAAAGACGGCGGCATAACCTACAATCCGGTCAGGCTGCCCGTCGCGCTTTTCAATCTTTACGTTTTTATCGTTGGCAATTCTCATTAATAATTCTCCAAAGTTGGGAATACTGTTTCTGTAATTCATCACAACGGCCGGTGATTTCCGCTTGTAAGTTGTCTTCGGTGGTTGTTTCTAATGCTTCGTTAAGTTCTTTTTGGACTATTTCAAGCCATCTACAGGCCACTTTTTGGGCTATCTCGTCGCTGTCACCACCATTGAGAGCAGCAAAAACGGTTAGTGAATCCCGTATTCTAGCAACGATTGGCAAGGTGGCTTCGTCCTTTAGCCGGTTGTCGACGTGGTTAACAAAGGCGGCGGGCGTCTTCTGCCTGGCCCAGCGCTTAACCGTGTTGAGTGTTTTCTCTGTGGCTGCTGCCAGGCTACGCTCTAGCGCTGCCCGTGCCGCCTGCTGCGCTTCTTCGCTGTCTTCTTCTACTTCGGCCGGTGCTTCTTCTTCTGGGGGTGCTGGTGGTGGTTCCGGTGCTTCTTCTTTTTCATCGGCAAAAGACATATTCAGCGGTTTTAGAAACTTCTCGCCCAGCCCATCGCCGCGCGGGTTCTGGTTCTGCATTGCGCGGAATTCATCCGGGCTGAGTACCCCCATTTCAATACCCATCCGGCCAACTTCGTATTGTGTTTTAATGTCCGCCGCAATTAATGCACCGGTATTGTGTTCTATGAAATGTGTGTTGTTATCCTGCTGCTCGCCTGTTAGCAGTTTTAGATAACATTCGCTTGCTATCGTATGCAGCCAGGCACTTAAACAGCTGTCAAGATAGCTACGGTTTTCCTGCTCCAGACTGCTATAGCTGGCGCTGCTGGCAAAATCTCCCAGCTTATGGGGTGGCAGGTTATACCACCGGGCTACTTCTCTAACCTGCTCCTGCCGGGCTGCCACTAACTGGCTTTGTTCGGGGGTAAACTGGCCGGTGTGAAACTTGGCGCTATCTCTAAGGATGACAGTTTTAAAACTGTTGGTAACGTTCTCGTATGTTTTTCTAAAACCGGTTTCCAGGTTATCCGCTGCCGTCTTTGTCATCCCTGCCGGCACCTCTAGCACGCCACCAATCCTGGCACCGTTAGCAAAGAACTTAGAAGCGAACTTTTCAGCGGCCAGGCCCAGGGCAAAACTGTTTCGCGCCTTATACACCAGTTCCGTATCTGCATCACCAAAGACGCTTACGCCTTCCAGGTGTAGAACCTGGCTGGCGTTAAATCCATGCAACGTTCTGCCGACTTCGCTAACAAAGATAATAGAACCGTCTGCCTGTATCTCTGGCCTGGTCCGATCAGGCAACAGGGGGAGCAGCGCCACCGGCTGCCCGTTTTGATAATCAATTAAAGCATAGGCATTATTCCAAATGAGCACATGCGTTAGCATGCGGCGCCAGAACTTATAGGCGCTCATAACGCCGTTACTCTTATAACGTAACAGCTTCTGGGCTGGGTGCTCGCGGTCCACTTCCCTGCCACGTTCGCCCAGGTCCGGCCGCCGCCGGTAAACGTTTAGCGGTAGCTTCGCCACGTCGCCACTTATCAGGTTTACCGCTTGCCACACGGGGCTATAAGTTAGCGCGCGCGATGGGCTAACCGCTTCGCCGGCTTCGGTGCCGGTATCCCCGAACACTTCATTCCAGACGGCTGGGGAACCCAACGGTATATTTGGATTTTCAAGGGCTCTTGCTTCGCGGTCTTTTTGCGGGTCAATGATCTGGCTCATAACAACTCGATCTCGTTATTCTCGTAATAGCGTAACGTCGGCTGGCCGTCTTCGCTCATGGCGCGACTCAACGCCATAACAGCAGCTACAATTCCATCTATCTTCTTGGGGTTACTGTTGGGCGGTTTCACCGGCCGCCGGTTGTTGTTGTTGTCGCTCTTAACCTGGGTGTGTAATGCCTGCCAGGTTAGTATCGGGTGGCGCGGGTGCTGTAGTTTTCCGTTAAGTACCAGCCGTTCAAACTCTGCAGTAGGTGCGGCAAAGCTGGTTATAGTCTGCTTAAACTTGGTGCGCGGGATGCCGTGCTCCAGTTCCAGGCGCTGCGTTAGTTCTTCGGCGCTCCATGGATCGTACACCAGTTCCACGATGTTAAACCGTTCGGCCAGGTCTGCTATCCGCTGTTCGAGCACAGAATAATCTAAGACGCTGCCGGCTGTTAGTTCCAGGTGGCCGCGCGCGTGCCACTCCTGGTAACTCGCCTGGTTAGCATGGTCGCCGGCTGTATCTTCCGGCAACCAGAAATAAGGCAACAGCTTAAAACTGTCATCCTCTCGAAAAGCTAAAACCGCTGCTGTCATATCGCGCGTTCTCGACAAGTCTAAACCCAGGAAACATTCGGCGCCGGCCAGGTCTTCGGCTGTGTAGTCTTCTCCGCAGTTTGTCCAGTCTGCTTTACGTAACCAGGGGGTGGCGGAACTTTGCCAGATATTCAGCCGTAGCTGCTTCCAGCTGGTGAAATCTGCTACGCTTCGCTTTGCCCGCTTGTAACTTGCCTCGAATTCTCCGCGCTTGATGGTTACGCCCCAGCTTGGGTTGGCATTCTTCCAGGTGGTTACCTGGCCGCACTTCTTATCAGTGGCTGCCTGCGGTGCAGCGTGATTAATAAACAAAAATGAATCATCGTAAATCATTCCCTCCGATACAGCCTGGCCATAATCGAATTGCTTCTTAGCATAGCCTTCAGGGTTATTGCCTGCGGTGCTGGCTTCAAACTGGATGGGCTCGCTACGGCTGGCGCCCATATACTCCAGCACCCTGGCTAGGCGCTGGTCAACGACGTGAACTTCATCAATGATCACGCTGCCGTTCAGCCCGTGCTGGCCGCTGATGTTATCGCCGGCTAGCACGTCGTAAGTGCTGCGGCTGCGCTCGTGATAAATCCGCCCAGTGCTTTTATTAATCTTTAGTTCTTTAGATAGAATCGGTGACTGCTCTACCATGTGCCGCGCGTGCGCGTGCATGATGCCAGCCTGCCGGCCATCCTTGGCAGCGCTAAAAACCTTTTGCCCCTGCTCACCATCCGCTACCAGCAGGTACAGGCCAATACAACTTGCCGTGGGGCTCTTGCCGTTTTTTTTCGGCACCCACAAACCGCAGCGGCTGAAGCGGCGGATATAACGGTTCCAATCCTTAGACCATTTAACCCAGCCAAACAGTCGCTCTATCAATTGTGTCTGCCACTTCATTAGTTCCACCGGCTGGCCGGCATACTCGCCTTCATATAGCCGCAGGTGCCCGGTGATAAAATCCATAACGTGGTCGGCCCGTGCCTGGTCATACAGGCAGCCGTTATCCTTGGCGCGCTCATCGGCTGCGTCAATCATCAGCCTGGCCGGTGGTTTCTTTGGCTTGTTTTCTTTCATCCTCGTTCTCTGCTCATAATCTCGCTGGGCTGCCGGCCGTCTGCAGACTCTAAGCGCGTGCGTTCAACCGGTCCTAAAGCCAGCTTGCTTGATAGCGCTATATAACGATCTGTTGCCCTGGCCATCGCTACATCGTCGCCTGCCCGCTTGGCCGCCTGGTACTGACACCACCAATCAAGCGCCTGCCATAACAAGGCGCTATCGCATTTCCCATAGACGCCGGCCGGCATACTGTCAACGGTTTGCTTCCACCACCACTTACCATCCTTACACAGTCCGCGCGGTTTCGTTGGCAAACCTACTGCCAGCGTTATCTGTTCGTCAACGCGCCCAGCGTGCCGGTGGTTGCGATACGAACCGGATAGCTTCAGGACGGCTGTAGGTTTTCGGGGTCTTCCGGCTGTCATGGTTACCTTGGGAATTATGG